CTCGAGAAGCGAGTTAAGTAACGTCGGAGATGCGCGTCCTGAAGAAGGGCGCAACGTTAAGGTTGCCAGGTGATAGGGATGAGCTATCAATCGCAACATGGAGAGCCTCGCCGCCCCCTAAAACAATGGGATGAATGAGCGCGAGGCGAATTTCAAGCTCCATACTATCCGTGACTCCGGTTGTGAGCGGGAGAGTCATAACTAATGCCCGCAACATCAACCAGTCATCTCGGGCCGCATCAGTCGTGGTGTTGACAATGGAGCGAAGATTCCACGTCCCCGTTCGACTGTCGAACTTCGAGATGTAGATGCCGACGCCGACATAATAAATGCCGGGCGCCGTTGGGTTCGAAAGAAACATGGAACCCTCGATATCCTGAACAACGCACTCGCCGACACTCGGCGGCGCATTGATGGCAGTGACGGCCTGAGGCAAGACGACGGCTTGCCATGCGATCTGACCTGCCGGGGTGAGGCCGACGGGAGAACCAGCCCAAGTCGAACTTGCGACCTGGACACCTGAGTTATTAACAAATCCGCCGCCTACGATCAAGTCACGCCGCGCCATGATATCTCCGGAGGAGAAAGCACGACGGCGGTTGCCGCTTTGAGCGGCGCGATTCCGACGAGAACGAGACATAACTGACTCCTTTGAGAGCTGTCTTAAAACCAACGAGGGCCCGCGCGCGACAGCGTTCCGCGCGGATAGAGACCGCTACATCGGGTCCATGGGACCCTTCAAGCCGTAAACCAGGTATTCCAAATCCCTTGGCCGCCCAACTCCAAACTTCGCGTCCATCCACACTGCAAAACGCCCAGCTAGGTACCCATCCTGGCCGAACCAGAAAAAGTTACGAGTCGTGTGGTATGGATCAATCACACTGGGCGGCGGGCCCTGAGAAACGGTCGCCGGAGATAATGGAGGAACCGGCGAAGACGCCGAATGATTCGGCGCTAAAGACACCAGGTCAGGACGTGAGTTCTGACTCGGCGAGGCCGCGGTTTCGGGCGCACCAGGGTCGGTGTTCCGACGCACGAAGTTCGCTAAGAGCGGCGCAAGTTCTGGTTGCCCAACAACGTCCGCGGCCAGCACTGATGCTGGTGCGGCGAAACGGTGGGAAATTATTGACGCCGCTCTCCTCAAATTCACTCGTGCCATAAAGACACCTCCTTTAAAATCAAAGTCCGCGTTAAGTAGGCCCGGACTTTTGGCCGTTGAGGTTGTGACCCTCGTCACTCACTCCGAAAGCAGATAGGCGCCACGTCAAACGCGTGATAAAGAGACGCTGCGCGTACGTGAGAGATTGCGGGTTCGAAGCCACAACCTCGAGTAGCTCGTTGACCAACTTCTCAGTATCAACGAGCCAAACGTCTATATACTCACTAAATAGAGGGTCCATCGAATTCACACCTCCTAATTCGTCTTCAGGATTTCATGCACTGCTGAGTAAGCCATTGAACCGTGGGACTCTTATACAGTTCCGCGACCCTCGTCTTACACGCGTCACCAGTCGTGAGCACGGCGCCCGCCGCAGCTAATATGCGATGGTCATTCCGGACGAACCTCATTAGCGCGTTCACGATACCGCCGTCGGTGTCCAACAGCCACTTTGCGAGAATTGGCCAGCGTGGATGCGCCGAAGCGTTATCCACTTGTTGGATCCACCTGATGGAATCTAGCAGAGCGAGCCACTCGTCGATACCCATGTCGATATCTTCCGGTGGTGGAGGCAACGGTGACTCGCGACCCATCATTCCATTAAGGACTCTCATGATAGGTCTCACACCGATGCAGACGCCATTTCGCCGATACCTACGATGGTGTATCATTTGGAGGAACTTTACCTCATCGTAGCTCGACGCCGTCTTATCAGAATCGATTAGCATGCCTAAATCTTTCAAAGCGTAGTACTTGATTTGGTCGTGACTCTCAACGTGGCTAAATATCACCACGCCGTCATCACCACACATCACCATACGCGCAACGGACCCACCGGCCCGTGCGGCACAATAATGCATGACCCAATAGTTCACGTACCCGCCGATCAGGCTCGTCAGCTTATGGCCTGATGGGATACCTCCGAGCCGATACTCACCTCCAAGGTACTGATCTTTACCCGGCACGAAGATCCCTGTCCGTTTGAAGCCTTCACGAATGAAGTTAATTAACGGAGCGGCTGAGGGCTCGAATACTTCCTCAATGCGATCAAAGACACAATCGATCACCTCGTTAGGTACCGAGGCGTCGAAGTTCTTGAAGTCGAGCGATAACTTTTCCCGCTCGTCATCAAGCATGGTCGTCATCACCTGATCGACGACCGCGCGGCCTTGCGTAGAACAGAACTCGACTTTGGTCGTCGAGTCTTCATACAAGGGGCCCCACACCTTCGTAGCAAGGATGTTGGAGACGCGCGATATTCCAAAGATCACACGAGACTTCGCCAGTTTACCTGGCCCCCGCGGAACCGAACGGGTCCCTAAGGACCCGGGGTACGCCGACGCATGAGAAATGTCTAGATCGTCGGCGAGTATCCGCTCTGCTTCATTAAGATACCATAGCGGGGACTCGACTGCGCGAACGAACCATGGCCAACCGCAGTTAGCACGCTTACGAAACGCGAAGGCCGCGCGGACAGTGTCCCACAGCTTAAACTTCGCACCTCCTCTGCTTAACAGATCCCTCAGTGCCTGGTTGGCAACCTCCATCGCGACAGGGTGAATGCGCGTTGGATGTTCCTCGAAGAAGCGATCAACCCCTTGTTTAAGGGAAGTCGCGCCTGGGTACGGCGGGCGAACCGCGTACCCTGCGGTCATGGAATGGCTCCCATGCCTCGAGAGCTCAGCACTTTCGTGCTTGACCAACCAGGGCTCAAGACTGCCAAGCTGACACGCGTTCCAAATCATCTTGCCGACGGCCTCGCGACCGGCGTCCTTTGATACACAAAGGCAAGACACTAGAACCGTTACCAGATCCTGGCCACAGCCTGCCAACAGCCCGCCGAGCTGCGATAGAAGACGACTCCACGCAGCTTCGTCGGGAAGGTCCCGTATAAACATACGGCCTCCTACAATTTAAGAGGGGGCGCCGGAAACAACCGCCACGTTGATTACCCGTGGCACGGGGGCCCAATAGTCCCCGCTCTCCCGAAAACCGTAACCGTAAAAACGCCCGCTCACGCGGCACCCAGTACTGTCTCACGACATGTCTGGGATCACAGGGCCGCCGCGATGCCGG